TTCACCGAAACTATACTTGTCGGAATACTCGGAAATTGTGGTACCGATGGGATTGACGGGATGGATATATTCTGTAATGTAGCCATTTTAGTTCAGATTGATTGTCGAACCATTAATTGTTACGGCACCCGAAGCGGTAACTCCGATTGTGGATGAGCCATTTACAGAAATTGCTCCGGAGACCGTAGTGTTCTGGGTCGAACCGAATGTCTCAGTTACGGCACCATCAATTGTCATATTCAGTGTTGAAAGAGATTCGATCTTCATATATTCCTTTGATACGAAAACCAAATGGCCATTGGTGGTTAGTTCGAGATGAGAGCCCGTGAACTCCTGTCTCTTACCCACAACGATATGACTATCGTCTCCTCCCACAAATAAATCTAAATTGCCGCCTACGGTCTCCGCCTTATTCTTGTCAATAAGTATTGTTGCACTACCACCGATGCGTTCAATTGAATTGGAGGTAATGTTGGAAGCAAACTCTTGGCCAATTTCAATCTGTTCAGATTTACCGATTTTTGACTGGCGCGAGCCTTTAATGTATTCAGTTTTGTTACCTTCAACCTCAAGATGATAGTTACCCTTTATGAGATGTCTAAAGTCCCCGTCAACGGTGAGATTGGCAGAACCTTTAATGTAGATATTGTCGGCTCCTATAATAACCGTATAGTTATCACCCACAATTGTTGTGGTCTTATTACCGGCATAATCGATTTCATAATAGGTGCCCGACTTATGCATCTCAAATAGGCGTTCCGCTCCGGAAGTGTCATCCATTTCTTTCACATGACCCGATTCGCTATGAAACGAGTGGTTACTTGGATAGATGGGGTTTACTATGGTATCAACATCCCAATTGCTCCATGTGTTTCGGGTATAGTATGAACTTGCTTCCGGTACCGCGACGGAAGATAGTTTACCCGGAACCGCAGTTTCAATCTTTTCCTGGCGCAGTTGTTTCCGTTTTATGTAGCTTTCGGTCTTAGAAAACTCGCTTCTTGATTCTTTGGGTAGATCAATGGTTCCTGGATTCTTAGGATGAACATTACTTGGATCCGAAAAACCCTTTAGTGGATTACCACCCATTGTCATTGATGGAACTGTACCCATCACAATTGGATCCTGAGCAGATTTACCGTCACGAAAGAAACCTATTACCCATGAACCTCGAAGAACACCCGTTGCCGATTGGCCAATACCGCTCATACCCGCGGAGGTAACGGGAGTCATTACTAATGCCCAAGGGAGTGATTCTGTCGGAATTTCCGCTTTGTCATCGGTATGGTAACCAAAGCAACGGACCCGAACTCTACCCATTTGCATAGGGTCAATAATGTCCTCAACCACACCGGTAAACCAAGCAAACTCGCCGCCAATATATTGATCAAGACTGTTCATATACGAATTGTTCTAAATGAAAATGGTAATGAATCCTTCTTTATTTTAAGGTCCATTGTATATTCTTCCGAGAATTTATGCGCAACCGCGGTTACCACATACTTACCCGAGAAGAATTTATCCTGCATTTTATCACCTTTACTGTTATCGTTTTGTACGGTTGCTTCAGGATCAATCGATGGTGAAATGCTTAGATTGATTGCAATACCTGAATTGACCTTAAAATCACCAGCCAATGATATATCATGGATGATCGAATCCAAGTTTTCAATATGAGCCTGTGCTTTATTGATGGATCCACTAAGAGTCGGAGCATGGTAATTACCTTCCACACCATTAAATGCATTGTGGTTGGTCGATACAAAATTAATTTTAGAGTTCGGATAGTTTGCCATCGTTTCGGAAGTATCTTCTGGCCAAAAGAAAGGTGACAGAATTTCATTGGCGTCCACCGAACTCATTTTCTTGAATTCATTCTCATAGTTAAACACACTACGAGTAAGAGTCTTTGTTGAAAGATCAAGATAGTTTGTGGTGGAAGCATATGCACCATTGGAGCCAGCAATGTATTTTGACATTCTAAAGTCAGAACTCATCGTCATAATTCTCCTTGCGCGTTCTTTATAATCGGCTTCTATATGCGCATCATTCTGTCTGTCCGACTCGAGAAATTTACCATCTCTGTATTCTCGGTATGGTTGCTTTAATGCCATATCCGTCTGAGCATCCAAACGTATATCACCATTTAATGTCTGATAACAATAGAAAGGACTGCCGCTTCCATCATAGGCTCTCCGTAATGCCCAAAAGATAGCGTCCAATGGGTTCATATTCGGAACAATAAACTTAGCAGAAACTGTGGCCGCACTAGAAATAATGACCTTTTTAGGATCTACTCCGAGGTCGGTAATAAGAACACCCTTCACAAAGTCTCCGATATTTCCCGAATATGCACGGGAAATACGTTTCAGTTTTGAGATAAATGCAAATGGTGAAATAGCGGTAATGCTATACACCTGCAAACGGTTATTCATTTTACCGAGAAGGGGGTATTCGCTTACATAGAAATTTAAATTAATAATCTCCTCGTCGTTGGATCCAAAGTCTTTTCTGGCAAGAATAACGTTGATCTTTTCTTGTCCCGTGAATTGGTATTCTTCAACTAAATTTACTGGGTCCTTTACATTCATTGTAAGCACCAGAGATGATCTATAGATGCTTTCAGTAATTGTAAAATCGGTTACTAATGACCGAATATCAGCCTGGTCACCCGAATGATTCGTAATTGTGACCTCCTGTAACGAATACGCCGTAGGCAATAATGCCACCGACGAATTAATTGAAATGCCTGTGATATTAGCCATTTAACAGATTCTTGTATGCCTGCGCAAACTGATAAATTGCTTTTGGACGAACTACTCGGATTTTTGATCTTTCTTCATTCAGAGTTGTTTCATGCTGAAAATTAGAAATTGCCGTAAGGTCTCCGTCTGTGGTTCCGGGTTGTACTCCGGGTCCGCCATTATCTATGGTTTTACTTTCATCAATGTTTAAGGCATTATATGAAATAAGACCATTCGCATCTTCGTAGTGGTGCGGAGCATCACGATGAGAATATACCTCATACGTTGAAACAATATCGCCGGACACGTTACCTCTGATGTTTTCGGAGATTAACTGATTCGGATTTCTTGTATCGGCAAGAAAGGTACCCGTTACACTTCTTAGTACCAATTGGCACATCTGAACATTCTTTTCTTTTAGAATACCAGTGGCTCCCGAAGTCATACCAACAATAGTCTCACCCCGGAAATATGAATGTGATGCCACATCAAATCTGTCAATAAGGTTGAATCTATCTGCCAGAGAATTTGCAACCTGGGCGATTAGACCATCTCCCGTGACAACGTATTTTGGACGAGTCTGAATAACTGTACCACCATACTCAAGATTCATATAATCTTCAAACTGAGTTCCCGTCATCGGCCAACCGGAAAGACCATTCTTTAAGTGGTCGTTACAAAGAAAAAAGGTCCAATAGTATTCTGGGGTACCGTAAAGAGCATTCGATACGATGTCAGGACGATCGCCGTCCTTAATGTCGTAATACTCATATGTTGCAAGGTCATCAAAAAAGGTCTCATCAATTTTGATAAAACGAAATAAATCAACGATTGTTGTATCTATTCCGTTCTGTTCAAAATCATAGGTGGTTTTCGGAAACTGTCTGAAGAAGGCCATTGTATTATTTTGTTGAGAGCGCTGCAATTTCCTGACGGGTCAGAGCTTTAATCTCTTGGAATTGAATGGCAACATCAACCTCAAGAGGGCTTCCATCATCATGGAACATATTAGTCGAAGAATTAAATGTAGTGGTAAGACCCGTAAGGTATGAAGTATAAATTCCTGGAATGTGTTTATTATTTTCAATACCTTTACCGTCAAAAAATTTAATTGACCAGGTAGGAGGATATGCCATGATCACGTCGGTACCGATCGGATACATTTTTTCTTGAAATGTCCGTATAATTTCTCTGGCGGCATACGAATCTTTTAAGGTTCTGCTTACTAACTTAAAATTGAATTGGAACGAACGTATATTAGAATTTTGAAAGGTCGTATTAGTATTTGGAGCAATTACTTGCTTATTTGCAAAATCAATCACGTTTGCGACCTGTTCTTGTCTAAGAAGCTGTCGTGCGGCAATTGATGCTGCTGCCGCTACCTTTGTGCTTTTAGCTTTTGCTAAAAGTTCATTTCCCGCGGTTCTAGCCCCTGCCCCAATCGCTCGCCCTACATCACCCTCTCCAGCAGCAGCAACCATACCCTTTGCCGCAACATCGCCTAAAATTCCTAAATCAATCGTCGAATACGTCATCGAATCGGAGAAAGTAAGGCCCTGTGGGATGGGAAAAAAGATAGGTTTAGCATCATTATCCGCACACGTAAAATTGACACAGGGCCAAGCCTTAAAATCATCTCGGAGTTCTTGGGGAAATGCTAGAATAGAAGACATAAATATCTATTTATATGACATATAAGGGCACCTTCACACCTAAGAATCCATCCAAATATCGAGGCAATGTGTCGAACATTGTCTATCGTTCTCTCTGGGAGCGACAGCTCTTTAGATGGCTCGACGAACAGTCATTCATTGCGTCATGGTGCTCGGAAGAGGTTGTGGTACCGTACCGCTGTAAGACGGACGGACGGATTCATCGGTACTTTGTCGATGTCAAGTTTGAATTCACCGATGGGCGCGTAATGTTGATCGAGGTAAAACCCAAGAAAGAAGTGAGCCCACCCAAGAATCCTGGTAAAAAGACAAAGAGATACATTACCGAGGTCATGACGTATGCCAAAAACATCTCCAAGTGGGAAGCCGCAACCGAGTACGCGAGCGACCGAGGGTGGATTTTTGAGATTTGGGACGAAGACATGCTCCGTAAGTTGGGCATTAAGATACTCTAAACACATATAAATAGAACTAATGCCAGTCTCACTCTTCACAACACTTGAAAAAGAATTCAACTCCACGGGGTTTGAAAAGCGTTCGATTGAGGCAAAGGATTGGTTCATTCAGAGAGTAAAGGAGCTAAACGGCAGAATCAATCGTAGGGCGCTCCTCAACGACGATAAGGTGCAACAGCGTTCAAAGGCAATTTGGGGCAATATGTACATGTTTGCCTATGATCCTAAGTTCAAAGAGGAACTTCCGTATTACGATAGATTTCCGTTGGTTTTAGTAATTGGTCCCGCGGCCGGAGGTTTCCTTGGGCTCAACCTACACTACCTACATCCAAAGATCCGGGCCAAATTTCTTGATAAACTGCTTGGCACCCTTTCCGATGACAAACTTACCGAGAAAACTCGGCTCAAGATTCGTTATAGCCTCCTTGCAAGTGCTAGAAGACTCCGTGAATTTGCACCTTGCCTCAAGCACTATCTTACGGGTCATATGAAAACCCGCCCATCTCAGGTATTTGCACCCGACTGGGAAACAGCAATCTTCCTACCAACCGAACACTTTAAAGGTGGCACAAAGACTCAGATTTGGTTGGACTCTCGCAAACAGTATTCCGCGCGATAATTTATGTCATCAATTAACGACTTAAAATCCCAGTTAATTAAAAGAAGCGGTCCTGCTCATCAGAATCGGTTTAAGCTCATGGCCACGCTACCACCGGCGGTGAGGTCACTTACAAACTCAGAGGATCTAAATATCCTATGTGAGAATTGTACACTTCCGGGAAGACAGATCAATACCTTCGACTATCAGCTATTGAGACAGTCTATTAAAATTCCGAATGGGTACATTAACGAAGATGTAAATTTTACTTTTCTTCTTACAAACGACTACCACATTAAAAAGGTATTCGATCTTTGGTCTTCAAGCACCATTGATTTTTCAACATACCGAGCCAAGTACCTTGATAGTTACGCTGGCACATTTGAAATTTGGCAATTGGATAAAAATGACAGAAAGGTTTATGGTGTTCGTTTAAATAATGCATTTCCTATTTCTCTGACGGGTATTGGTCTGGACAATAATGCAGAGAATACCATTCAGAAATTTAATGTAACAGTAGCATACGAGGACTTTGCTACAATCTAATTAGTCCTCATTGAGTGAATCACTCTACAAAATCATATAATACTATGGCA